GACAGCGGCGGGCGCGCCGGGCCCGAGGTGCGAGTCTCGACCAAGGGCGCGCAGGTGCTGGCCTTCTCGCCTTTGGGCTTGCTGCAGGCTGATCCGGGGTTTGTGGGTTCAAAGACCGGGCTCGTGGTTGCCACAGGCACTCTGACACTCGCCACGGCAACGGTGAATGGTGTGACGCAGGTCACGGCGATGGAGGGGCAGTATGGCTTTGCGGCCGGGCTTGATCTCGGGGCGGTAAAGCGCGTCCGACTTCGCTCAGAAATCAGTGTGGCAGCTCTGGCGCTCAACGACCGGATCGATGCGCGCACGGCCTTGATGGACACATGGGCGGACTTTGACGGGGCGGCCGGCGCGGAAATCGATGTGCTCTTCGAGATCCGCGAGACCGATGACGATCCGGCGGGTGCCCCCGTTTGGGGCCCTTGGGGTCGCCTCGACAACCACGAAATCGAGGCCCGCGCAGTCGAAGCACGGGCGTTTCTCACGACGAAGGATGCGTCCTACACGCCCATCGTCAGCCAATTGCGGCTCTATGCCGATGAGGTCGCGTAATGCCCCAGACATCCAGCTTCGTGATCGCGAACGACGCGGGCGCAGCCGTTCGGGCGCGGATCAATGAGGTGATTGCGGCGCTTCAATCGACAAGCGCCGGGGCCTCGGCGCCAACGGCAACCACGGCTGGCATGCTCTGGGTCGATACCTCGGTCTCGCCACCGGTTCTGCGCCGCCGCAACGCCACGAACACGGGCTGGGACGCGCTCTTGGATGCGGCGGGCAATCTGGCGGGGCTTGCAAACACGGCCATGGCGCGTGCGAACCTCGGGCTCGGCACAATGGCCACGCAATCCGCAGCCGACTACGACACGGCGATCGCAACAAAAGCTGCACTGTCCGGCGCAACCTTCACCGGCGTCGTGACGGCCCCAAACTTCGTCTCCTCGTCTGACGCCCGGTTGAAATCCGATGTCGAGACCATTGCGGATGCGCTAGCCTTGGTCTGCGCCTTACGCGGCGTGCGCTTTACCATGGATGGCAGCCGCCAGATCGGCGTCATCGCTCAGGAGGTCGAGATAGTCCTGCCTGAAGTCGTGCGGGTGAGCGAGGCGGGTCAGCTCTCGGTCGCTTACGGCAATATCACCGGCCTTCTGATCGAGGCCGTCAAGGAACTCACCGCCCGGGTGGCGGCGCTTGAGGAGGCACGCCCATGACTGATGGTGGGTTCATCGACATGATCAACTCGTTCTTCGGCGGCGCAGTGACCACGCTGATCGGTGCCTTCACCGGACGGCTCATGTGGCATTCCGGCGAGGTGAAGCTCGGCAATCGCCGCTTCTTCGGCAAAGAGCTCCTTTGGGAAATCCCCGTCGCCGTCGGCATGGCGCTGATCGGGGAGGCGGCGGCGCGTTACATCGGCCTGTCGCAACCGGTCTCGACGGGGTTTGTGGCAACGCTTGCCTATCTCGGGCCCCGCGGGGCGGAAGCAATGCTCGCCGCCTGGCTCTGCCGCAAGAAATAATCCGTCCGCAACTCACAGAAATCCTGCACGCCGTCCCGTCTCCGGGGCGGCGTTTTCCTTTGCATGGGAGACAACCATGACGCCATTCGACATCGCCCGCAGCTACATCGGCACGACCGAGGGGCCGGGCCCCGCCGACAATCCCGTCATCATGGAGATGTATGCCTCGGTCGGTCACGATTGGGTAGAACATGACAGCGTTGCGTGGTGTGCGGCCTTTGTCGGGCATTGCCTCGAGCGAGCCGGGATGCGCTCGACCCGCAAGCTGACCGCACGGTCTTATCTCGACTGGGGTGTGCCGGTTGAGACGGCAGACGCCCAGCAAGGCGACATCGGCGTGATCCCCCACGGCAATTCCAACTGGCAAGGCCATGTGTTCTTCATCGACCGGATCGAGGGACAATGGGTCTGGGGCCTCGGCGGCAATCAGGACGACGCCGTCAATGTAAAGCGCTACCCGGTCTCAAAGCTCCTTGGGGTGCGGCGCGCAGGCAATGTCGCGCCTCTCGTGACGATGTCCGTCGAGGCGGTGCAAAGACGTTTGAAAGACCTCGGCTATCACGAGGTGGGTCAGATCGATGGAAAGATCGGGCCGCGCACCCGTGCTGCAATTCTAGCCTTCCGGCATGACAACGACCTTGCCCTCGTGCCGATCATCGATGTCGCGCTGGCTGAGGCGCTTGGCGCGGCACGTCCGAGGCCGGTCGCGATCGAGCGCGCGACGGGCAGGCCTGAGGGGTCGCGTATCTTGGCCGCGTCAAATGCCCAGATCGCGCTCGGGGCTGCAGGTTATGCTGGTATTGCGATCAGCGATGTCGCACCGCTCGTTGGACAGGCCGAGGAAGGCCGTGATCTAACGACGCGCCTCTTGGATCTTGTCGGACTGGGAGGCTATGCCCCGGTCATTATGCCCGTACTCGGGGCAGCCATCTTCATCGCGGTCATCGTGCTGGCTTGGAAAGCCCGTGCGGCCCGGATCGAGGACCATCAGACGGGCCGGACGCCATGATCGCCTTTCTCAGGCGGCTCGCCTCCGCATTTGGCCAGCGCGTCGCGCTTTGGGCCGCCCTTTGTTTGATCCTTGTCTCCGCCCTGCGCATCGCCACGCGCCAGGGGCGGCATGCAGCTGAGGCCGCGTTTGCCATTCGCGCTGCCGAGGCTCGCATCCGCGCGCTGCGCACATCCCGAGAGGTTCGCCATGAAATCGAGACTTTGCCTGAGGCTGAGCGTAATCGCCGTCTTGACCGCTGGATGCGCGACTGATCCCGGCGTGATCTCCGGCTGCGACTGGGCAGAGCCGATCCGGCCTTCGCGGGCTGACCAGTTAAGCGAGGGCACGGCACGGCAGATCCTCACCCATAACGAGACTGGCGCGGCCCTCTGCGGCTGGCCCCCGTGAAGACCTACCTCACCGATCAGTTCTTGCCGCAACACTGCTTGTATTTGCGCCCTGATCCGCAGGGGCATGGATCGTTGCGACCGGGGCGCGGAGCGGATTTGAACGGCTGGCCGGGGAGATTAGCCGGGACCCCGCCGACCAGTTCGGGGCGCGATTGGTGCAGGATCGTCGCCACGCAGTTCGGGATCAGATCAGGCGCCTCTTGGTCGATCTGGTCGATCTCTTCATCGCTGAACTTGCTGTTCCCGATATAGATGTCCTGCAACGCCATGATGAATATCATGGTCTCACGGGTCTCGTCATTGGCCCGGTCGAGGAGCGCTTCCCAGGCCTTGGGCCGCAAGGCCATGGCGCGGGTGAAGCCATCAACCCAAGGTTCCCAGAGGGTCTCGTCGCTGTTCGTGTCGATCTCGTAGATCGGTTCAATCCAGAGCGATTGCGTGATCCGGGCGGCGACATCGTTGTAATGGGCCATCACCGCCCCGATCGCCTCCTGCGCCGTGGCGAGATCGGGGAATTGCGCATCCCCCGTGACACCCCAGACCTGTGAGAGCCAGTCCGAAGGCGAGATCATCTCGGGACAGGCCAGAAGGCCGGTGACGAACCCATCAAGTTCGCTCACCGTCATCGGTTCGTTCTCGACGGGCAGCGCCTGCAAGAGTTCTTCCAGACGCTCGAGCCGTTCGTCGTCCTGATCCATGACTGGTCCCCCGCTGCAGCTGCGCCCCCCTTAGCTGCACTGGGCTGAATTCTCAATCGAACTCGTCCTGACCATGCCGCTCGGATGGTCCGTGGAGGCCTGCATGACCACGTCACTTCAAGAAGGTCCGGTTATCCTGATCGGCTATGAATATCGGCTGCAGTTGCAGGCCGAGGCCGACCTCTTCCCCGAGGGGGCCAGCTTTGCTGGACAGGTGCGCAGCGCGATCAGCGCCTCGACGATTGTGGCGGAACTCTCCAGTGCGGCGGGCAGCGTGCTGCGCGTGGATGGCCGCACGCTGGAAATTGTTCTGGCGCCTGCGGTGACCGACAGCCTCGCGCCCGGTGGCGTCGTCCTTGATTTGGTCCGCACCGATCTCGAGCCCGACCGGCACTTGGGCTTCGTGCTGGAAATCCCGGTGGCCCTGCCGGTGACGAGGCTCGCGGTTTCCGGGGGGCTCTGAACCATGGCCACTGCGCTGGACCTGCGATCACTCACGGGGCCGATCCGCATCTCTGTGACATCGGAAGCACCGATCGCGCTGCGCCTTGCCACAGGACCGATCGGGATCCGCGTCCTCGGTCAGCCAGGACCGCAGGGATTGACCGGCCCGCAAGGCGACAAAGGCGATCAGGGTGCGCCCGGCATCACGATCCTGCCCACCGACGCTCCCATCAACGGAGGATTTTTCTGATGGCGAACACGATCCAGCTCAAACGCCGCGTCTCGGGCGTGGCGGGCGCGCCAGCCGCGCTCAAATCCGGCGAGATCGCTCATAACGAAGTCGATGACACGCTCTATGTCGGCAAGGGTGATGACGGGGCGGGAAATGCGACCTCGATCGTTCCGGTGGCTGGCAATGGCGGCTTTCTCGCTCTGGTGGGCGCGCAGACCGTGGGCGGGTCCAAGACCTTCTCTCTCGTCCCGAAATCCGCCCAGGACGCCAGTGCGGCGACTGACCTCGTGCGGAAGTCGCAACTGGATGCCGGCCTCGCCACGAAAGCGGCGCTCAGCCACAGCCACGCCATTGCGGATGTCACCGGTCTGCAAGGCGCACTTGATGCCAAGCTCGGTGCGACGGCGAATGCGGTCTCGGCGAGCAAGCTTGCCACCCCTCGAACCATCGCGCTGGCGGGCGATCTCTCCGGATCCGTCAGCTTTGACGGCTCCGCGAATGTCACGATCACAGCCGCAGTGGCTGATGACAGCCATGCTCATGTCATTGCAAATGTGGATGGGCTGGAGGCTGAACTAGACGCCAAGGCACCGCTTGCTTCACCAGCGCTAACCGGCACGCCGACCGCACCCACGGCGCTCTCGGGGACGAACACCACGCAGGTGGCAACGACCGCATTCGTTCAGCAGGCCATTGTCGACTTCGGCCCCGGCGACATGTTGGCCGCCACCTATGACACAGATGCGGACGGCAAAGTCGATGCGGCGGAGGTGGCGGACGCGGCACCCTGGGCCGGGATCACTGGCAAGCCCACGAGCTTTCCCCCTTCACCGCACGGACATGCCGTCGCGGATTTGACTGGCCTGCAGACCGCGCTCGATGCCAAGGCGGCACTGGCCTCGCCTGCGCTGACAGGAACACCGACGGCGCCCACGGCCCTTGCAGGTACCAACACAACCCAGATCGCGACGACCGCCTTCGTGGCCGCCGCCATTGGCGCTTTGATCGATGCCGCACCCGGCGCGATGGACACGCTGAACGAGTTGGCGGCGGCCCTCGGGGACGATCCGAACTTCGCCACCACGGTCACGAACGCGCTGGCGGGCAAGCTCTCCGCAGCCTCGAACCTCTCGGATCTACCGAACAAGGCGACGGCGCGCACCAATCTCGGCCTTGGCTCACTCGCCACGCAAGCCGCGAACAGCGTCGCGATCACTGGCGGGTCAATTGATGGGATTGCCCTTGATGGGGGCACGTTCTGACCATGCCGAACACGCTTCTCGTCAAGCGCACGACCGTGGCAGGCCGTGTGCCCACCACCGCGCAGTTGGCCGCGGGGGAACTGGCCGTCAATGTCACCGACGGCAAGCTCTACCTCAAGAAGGCTACGGGCGGGGTCGAAAGCATCGTCGATGTGACGTCGGCCGCGCTCACCGACGCCCAGATCTTCGCCAAGGTGACTGCGCAGGATGGCGCGGGGTCCGGCCTTGATGCCGATCTGCTCGATGGCAGCCATGCAAGCGCCTTCGCGCTACTGAGCGGGGCGATATTCTCTGGCACGGTGACCGCGCCGAACTTCGTCTCATCTTCGGACGCGCGGCTTAAATCGGACATCTCGCCCATCGCAGATGCACTGGCCAAAGTGCAGGCGCTTACCGGCGTCACCTTTACCATTGCGGGCAGCGATGTGCGGCAGATGGGTCTCATCGCACAGCAAGTGCAAGCCGTCGCGCCGGAATCTGTCGTTGAGACCGAAGGCGTGTTGCGTCTCGCTTACGGCAATCTCATCGGCCTCCTCGTTGAGGCCATCAAGGACCTCGCCCAGGAGGTCGATCAGCTCAAAAGGACCAGCCCATGATCGAGACCGGGCTTTACGCCATCACGAACTGCGGTGTGCCGCGCCATTACGCGGTCGATGTCAAACCGGGCTATGCCGGGCTCGCAGTTTTTGTGCCCGTTCCCGAGGGCGCCACGGCAGGCATGGCAGGTGTCATGCTCTGGGCCGATCTGCGCGCCTATCTCGAGATCCCGCCTGATTTTGGCAACGCGGCAGGCTTTGTCGACACGCGCTATGACGAGATCTTTGTCCCAGACCTGCCTGGCACAGCGCATGGCGGGATTTACAAGGGGCGTTCTTACATCTTCGCTGTCGGCATGAACGGGCTCGATGAGCTTATCGACTTCTCGCTTCTTGATCTTGCGGTGGGGCTCAATGCCCAGCCCTTGCCCTGGCGCAACCGCTTCGCCCAGACCGCCCGAGAAAAGGTCGACACCTCCTTCCGGCATCGTGCGCGCGAGCGGCTCTCCAATGCCATGGTGGTGTTCATGCCGATCGCGGCCCCCTTCGATCAAACCCGCATTGAGGTGCTCTGCGAAGGCGATCCGATCCTTCTCAATGGCACAGCGCTCGCCGGTCGCATTCTGGATGCCGACATCCCAAAGGACGGGATCTGGTTCAAGCAATTCTACTTCCATGCCGTGGCAGATGGCCCAGCGGGGGAGGTCCTGCACGTGCCCGCGGGCGGACGTGCAGAAGTTCCCCTTCATTTGCGCTGGAACAAGGACGCATCTCCTTGTGCCCATGCCATGACGCTGAAGCTTGAGAGCGATGCGGGCTATCTGCCAAGCCGGCGTCTTCACACAAACGAAACCGGCCAGGGCCGCTTTGCCATCGAGGCCTTGGGGCTCACAGCGGGCGAGCGCATCACCGTCAAGATCAACACCGAGCATTACACCGCGATTGGCAAGATCGTCTTGGTGGTCGTGTGATGGAGATTGCGACCACGAGCATGATGCAGGCGATTTACCCTGCCTTTGTCCTGCACAAGCATTGGGACATGCCTAAGGGGTTTAACGATCGCCTTTACGCGCTGGCGAAAGAGGACACGGAACGCAACCGCATCACGGACCCCCACGATCCGCGCGCATCAGGGGACATGACCAATCACCTAGGCCATCTGCGCCATAACTTTCTGATGGACAGCAAAGATCCTGTGATCGCGATGCTGGCTCAGATGGCAGCCGCTGGGGTGCGCGAGTATCTCCAGCTCGCCTACGGTTACGACCACACGGGCGAGATCGCCATGATGGCCGACAGCTTCTGGCAGCGCCGGGCGCAGCGAGAAAATCTCGGGATTCAGAGTCACACGCATCCCCAGACGGACATTGTCTGCACCTACTATCCGCGGGTGATGCTGGACGAAGGTTGCCCGGACACATCGCTCCATCGCGGGGCTGTGCGATTTTATGATCCGGCGGGGATCGGCAAGCGGCTTTGGCCCTGCCGGAACCCTGCGGCTTACGTCGGTGGGGGCTGGTTTGCCGTGGAGCCTCAGACGGGTTCGATGGTGGTCTTTGAGGGCTATGTGCCTCACGACAGCACTTACTTCGAGGGGGAGGAGCGGATGTGCATTCCGGTCCTGTGCAACCTCGATCTTCCCAACTCCCATTGCAAGGTCGGGCTTGGCGACATTCTCGCGGCCCAAAGAGAAGGAGGCTCCCATGGCCTATAAGGTTGGCACCACGATTGTGATTGATGACCAGGGTTTTGTGCCGTGGTCACGCATCTCCGGCGCACCGACGGCAGGTTTGGTGCCGGGTGAGTACACGCAGACTGCGGCGGAGTATAAGATCGTGGGCTCGGGCAACATTGTCAGCACCACCTATCTCGGGGTCGAGTACCAGGCGGACATGACGTTCCACGATGTTTATGTGCGGACCTATTCGAACTGCAATTGCAACTGTGCCTGCCGGTGCTGACGATGGAGGTTCAGAGCAGGAGCGTTGAGCTCTGGCCGACCCGCGTCAGCTTCTTCGAGACGCCCGTCGATTGGCATGTGAACCGCGAGCTGTCGCATGAGGCCATTGCGGCAGTTGGTGGCTCTGGCACGCGGCTTTCCGCAGCTGAGCGCAGGGTGCGGGGCATCCTAGAGGGCAGCGAAGCCGGCCAAGCCCTGAAATCCCACCTCTTCGCCTGCGCGCGCGCTGTCCTCGGCCCTTGGGCCCAGTATCTCGACCCCGACCATTGCGAGAACCGCGCCCTCGTCATTGAGCCGGGCGGCTTCATCTCGACCCACAAGGACAGCCGGGAGGGGGACCTCACATGCGTGCACTTCCTGACCGGCAGTGGGGCGGGCCAGCCGGTGAACTCCGTCGGCACCCCGCGCTTTGTGATCGAGGATCCGTCGCGGTACTTCGATGAGGGTCGGCTGCCTTATGAGAGCCGCCATGGCTACTCGGTAAATGCGCGGCCGGGGCTCTCGGTCTTCTTTCCCTCCCACATTCCCCACAACCAGCACCCCTATGAGGGGAGCGCGCCCCATGTACAGGTGGTCGCGAACTTCCGCGTCAATCTGCCCGTGGCGATCGAAGAAAGGCTTTTTGACTGATGTGGTTTGACCTGAAGCTGGAAGCGCGGGATGGCAGTCGCCATTCCGTCCGCTACAACCCGCATACTTCGGAATGCGAGGGGCTGCCTCTGCCTGTTAACCCGGAAACCTTCGCGCAGGTCGCCCGTGTGGCCAAAGACAAGCCCCTGGGTAAATCCCGCGCGCCCCGCGTGTTGAAGATCCAGCTCGGGCTCTCGTGCAACTATGCCTGCAGCTATTGCAGCCAGGCCTTCCAGATCGCCGATGCCACGGTCTCGAGGCTGGCCGATGTGGAGCACTTCCTGACCCAGCTCGACGGTTGGATCGCAGACGCCCCGGAAAAGATCGAGCTCTGGGGCGGGGAGCCCTTTCTCTACTGGGCCAAGATCAAGCGGTTGATCCCGGCGCTGGCAGAGCGCTTTCCGGCGGCGCGCTTCTCGATCGTCACGAACGGCTCGCTCCTCTCCCGTGAAAAGCTCGACTTCATCGCGGAACACGACATTGAAATCACGATCTCACACGACGGGCCTGGTCAGCATCTGCGCGGGCCGGACCCGCTCGACGATCCTGAAAAGAGACACTGGATCCAAACCCTGTTGGCCGAACGCCCGGAAAAGACCGGTTTCAATGCGGTGCTGACGCGCCAACATCACGACATTCGGACCCTCAAGGCATGGTTCGCCGAAAAGGTCGGGTCGGACATCTTTGTTGGGCTCGAGGGCGTCGTGAATGTCTATGACGCAGCGACCGCCATCGGGACGGGGCGGTTCGAGCCCGCAGAGCTGAACAGCCTGACGCGGTCGATCTTCGAGGCCCTAGTCGAGGACCCGAACGCCTTCGGTCTCGGCGAGCGCATCAACAAATTCTACGCCTCGATCCAGCGACGGCGCCCAATTGAAGCCCTCGGCCAGAAATGCGGGATGGACAGCCCGGACGCCATCGCAGTTGATCTTCGCGGCAACGTCATGACCTGTCAGAACACCGGGGCGAAGGGCGAGCACAAGATCGGTCACGTCGCTGACTTCGACGCCATCGCGCTCGTTACCGCGACGCATTTTGCCTTCCGAGAGGAATGCATGGCATGCCCTGTCGTTCAGCTCTGCAAGGGGTCCTGCATGTTCCTCGAGGGGGACTTCTTCAAGCAGTCTTGTGCCAACGAGTTCGCCTTCAACATGGGGATCATGATGGCGGCGGTCTGGCATCTGACGGGGATGGTGGTGGTCGGGATAGGGATGGAAGCCGATTAAAGAGCAACTGGTTCTTCCTTGAAACCCACTGTCAGCCTTGGCTGCCTATGGCAGAGCCGGAAAATCGCTGCGTCGGTGCATTGCGACCACCCTGCGCAGGGTGTCCGGCGCTAACACCTCGACGCCATCGCCCCACATGTAGAGGTGCCAAGCCATCTCAAGCTGGCCAGACGCGGTGAAGCGGACAGTAAGGCTGCCGTCTGCCTCCTCGGTCATCTCCTGAGCGGGATGGAACAGGAACTCTCGAGCCGTCGGCGCAGCGGCGGGCGAGAAGCGCCAGATGACCTCGCTATACTCGTCATCCGATTGAAACGACCCGAACGCCCGAGCTGCGTGGGCTTCGAGGCTGAACTCCGGATCACGTATAAAGGACTGGGCTTCGACTTGGATGGCGTGAATGCGATCTAGCCTGAAATGCCTTAGGCGATCATTCTCTCCCTGTATCTTGCCAACGAGATATTTGCGGATTCCGAGCAGCAATCCGTAGGGCTCAACCAGTCGTTCGGCTCCGGCGGATGCCGCATCTGGTCCATAGATCATTGATATCAAAAACGGGCCGCGTAGGGCTGCTGCGATGGTCGAGAGCAAACGTTCATGCGCGGCAACCTTCGGCCCAGGCCTGCATGCAAACCCAAGGGCCTCGAGTATGGCCTCGGCATCGCTCTCGGTCCGTCGCGCATGTGACTTTGGCATGGTAGCCAATAGCCTGTCTCGAACCCGTCGGAGAGCTTCCACCTCATTGGTCGCGCCGTCACGCTCGCCTCGGCGGATACTCATCTCCAAGGCCACCAACTCACTGTCCCGAAGGCCTTGCGCCGCCAGAAGACGGATGTCTCGCTGACCGAGCACCCAGTACTTGCGCTGTTCGTTGTCCGTGTGAGTAACCACTCCCATGAAGGTCTGTTCCAATGCGCGCGTCATCCGCTGGGCCGTGCGGTAGGTGCAGCCGAATTCTTCAGCAATATCTGCCAGCGACACGCCGATATGCCTCGCTGCTGCCATCTCCGCCAACTTCAGCAAATCCTCGGCTTTTCCAAATGACATGAGACCCCCCTGACACGTTTTGTCATGCGAACCTTCTAGATCAAGGAACACGACGATTCCATCATGAAGGCATACGGCATATGGCAACAACGGCGTTCTTTCTCATTTTATCCGATGTCGTGGGAACCCAGTATGAACGCGACGGCCGTGCCTCTTGGGGGTTTATAAAGTTCTATGTATACCTTGCTTACCCCAAAACCCGAAATTTTTCGTGTGTGACGACCCTGAAGTTGTCTGAGACCTGAGATTGGAAGGTTCTCCACTCTTTTGGTAAGGTTTCTCGAAAGAACTTGAGGATCG